GTAATAATAAATGATGTTATCGCCGTTATCTTCAGAAGTCCATTCAACAACTTCATCTCCAACTCTTCCCGATACGTCACCATATTTTTCAATAAGATAATTATTAAAATCTGCTTCGGCCATTGGCCATTGATGATACGGATCAATAATGTTATTTGACATATAAACCAACCACGTATAATCCGTAGAGCCATAATAATAGTTTGCTATGTCTTCTGGGCGTTCACCTTCTTTAATAGTGAAAGGCATATAAAGCATAGGATTATTTGCGACAAGCTGTGAAAAGCTATTTCGTCGAGTAATATCCTTTACCTTATAACCTTCATAATTAATTTTTGGAAAACTCTCAAAATACTTCATTTCTCTTCCTTATCCGGTTCGCGTCGTTGGATCACTGCCAAGATCGTAAATGCTCATGTTAGGCTGTATTTGTCTATCTATAACACTTTGATCTAATGCAGATGCACCGTCATCTGAAATATTAGAATCAACGTAATCACTTTCTGGATATTCTAAATCTTCAGCAGTTTGGATTTCTAGCTCCATCAAACTTAGACTAATGCTAACGCCAGCTGGTGCACCACCTTTCATAATTGCCAAATTACCACCGGCACCATAATCTACCGATATATTAGTAATCATGGCAGGTTTAAATACAGGAAAATATTCTTGATTTACACCTAGCAAATATATTTCAACGACATGTGGAAATGACAAAAATACGTCGTTAAATGATTCATTAAATCCAGTTATTCTTGGCAGTGCATTTTTCTTTAAAGTATCTACGATTGCTTTAATTTGGTTAGTATCAGCTTTATTGCTTGGGTAAAGATCCCAATTAAATTGATGCGTTCTTAGCTGCACACCTTGAAATGCAAGCGTTTCTTTAGGGTTTAGCGTCTGACCGGTTACCAAATCTACTGCACCAGTGCCAACACCAAGCGCAGATCCAGCTTGCCTTAAAAGATAACCAGCTGCTGATGCGACATCTGCTTGTTTTACGCCACCTGCTGCACCGAATACACCTTTAACTAAATCACCGGCATTACCACCGCCGCCTTTCATAAGTTCATTGAACTTGTTACCGGCAATCGCGCCTGCAGACTGCAATTGACCAGGTAAATCAGACAATGTACTATTGCCATTTACAAAATTACTAGCTACCTCAGCACCTTTTTCTATTAACGGATCGCGCGTTTGGTTGTTAATGTTTAAAGAAGTATTATCTGTTAGTTGCTTTGGAAAAGGTAACTCTATTGAATTAAGAGAACGAAGGCCAACGCCAGAGGTTCTAATTCCTTCGTCCGTTATTTTTTTATTGTAAAGTGGATTCGCATATACGCCAGGTTCATAGTTTTTAAAATCGTATTCTTTAAAAACCATCAACATGCTGTGCGGATTTGGCTTATCTGGGAAACGTATATTAGTGCCAGAAGAAGCAGATTTTCTTTCTGCTTCTCTTCTAAACGTTTCTGGTCTACTGAATTTGGCCATTTGCTACTCGTGCTTTGTTATAAATAATTTATTATTTCTATTTATAACAAATTGTGAGGTGACGTTTGGCTTATAATGGTAGATTCCGTCCAAAAAATCCAAACAAGTATAAGGGTGATCCGTCTAAAATATTTTATAGATCTTCATGGGAATTAAAATTCTTTGGGTATTGTGATAGGCATCCAGATGTAATTTGGTGGCAGAGTGAAGAATTGGCAATACCATATTATTCGCCGATCGACGGTAAAAGGCATAGATACTTTCCAGATGTAATTGTACATAGAAAAATAAAAAGTGGCGAAACAAAAACGTTAATGATTGAAATTAAGCCAAAGGGACAAACGAGGCCACCCGATATCAAAAATAAAACAACACAAAAAGGTCGCGTTTCTAGAAGATATCTTAACGAGGTTAAGACTTGGGGTGTAAACGAAGCAAAGTGGAAAGCCGCTAGGGCATATTGTGCACAAAAAGGTTGGGAATTTCAACTAATGACAGAACACGAATTAGGGATTAAATAAATGGCAGCGTTATTCGACGACATGTTACTTAAAGGTATTAGGGCTGGACAAGTTCCTGCTCGCACAGCTGCCGCTCGCGAGTGGTATCGTACGCAGGCTAAAGAAATAACACGTACTACAAAAAATAGAACACAAGGTGAAAAAGTTATTCGTGAGCTTCGTGGTGATAACGATCGCAGACAGGATAGTCGTTTCATGATGGGCAATATGTATCTTTTTTCTTACGATCCAAAGCATAAAGAAACTCTCCCTTATTACGATAGATTTCCTTTAATATTTCCAATAAATAAAGCAAAGGGTGGATTTCTTGGTATCAATATGCATTATTTGCCACCAATATTAAGAGCAAAATTAATGGATCAGTTGTATACTATTTTAAATAACAAGAACTTTGATGAAACTACTCGCTTGCAAGCTTCTTATAAAGTTTTGAATGGAGCGGCAAAGTTTAAAGAATTCGCGCCGTGCGTGAAACATTATTTAAACGCGCATGTAAGATCAAAGCCAGCATATATTAACCCATCGGAATGGGATATCGCTTTGTTCTTACCAATGCAGAAATTTATTGGTGCAACTGCTAACCAAGTATATGCTGATTCTAGAAAAGCAATAAGAGGTCGATAATGGCATTCAGAATATCAGAGTTTAAATCACAAATGGATTGGTTTGGCGGTCCTGCGCGTGGTTCATTGTTTGAAGTACAAATAATGAACTTTCCAGGCGTTAAATCAAGAGCCAATTCTAGGGATTTAGTATTCTTTTGCAAAAATGCTGCTATTCCTGGAATGTCATTTAGTGCAGTTGAAAGTCAGCACGTCGGACAATTTCGTAAAATGATGCCGATGACTATTAATATAGAACCAGTTCAAACAATCTTTATGCTTGATTCTGATCATCAGGTCATGTCATTCTTTCATGGATGGATGCAGCAAGTTGTTAACTATTCAACTGCAGCAGGTCCATTTGCTGAAGTTGGTGGAAGATTACCATACGAAGTAAACTATAAAGACGATTATGGCGCAACTGTTGTTATTAGACAGTATTCAACAAACTATGAAAAGACTGGCCAGTATTACGAAGTTAAAATAGAAAATGCGTTTCCTATTATGATAGGAGATGTAGATTTGGCTTGGGAAAATAACGATTCATTCTCAGTATTACCTGTGAGCTTCCAATATGATCGCATAGAGTATACTGGTGAAAAAATTGGTTCACCAACAGCAAGGTTTGGACGTGGAAATGGCCTATTAGGTTTAATCAATCAAGTAGGGGCTTTTGGGCAACTTATTGGCCAAAACCTTGTACCAGATTCTATCCAAGATGCAGTTAATAAGTATACTAAAGTAACTAACAAGTTTGACAAGATAAAAAGCTTATTTTAATTATGAGGAGACTATAATATGGCTTTACCTAAGATTGATTTACCGATTTTTGAAGGTGTCTTACCATCGTCTGGTCAGAAGTTTAAGTACCGTGCATTTACGGTTAAAGAAGAAAAGATTTTATTGGTAGCGCAAGAATCAGATGATTCAGCACAAGGAATTATAGCAATTAAGCAAGTAGTAAATAATTGTTTGATTGATATGGATGTTTCGCAGTTGGCAATGTTTGATTTGGAATATGTCATCTTGGCAATTAGATCTAAATCTGTAGATAACGCTATTCAATTTGCAATCAGAGACCCAGAAACCGACGAACAAATTGAATTAGAGTTTGATATTGAAGAACTAAAGGTTGAAACTGCAGAAGGACACGAGAAAGAAGTAAAGATTAGTGATGAATATACTTTGTTTCTAAAATATCCAACGATAGATGAATACATTAAAATTTCAGAGATGGATCCAGACGATCCTCTATTAAATTACATCATTTTGGTCGCATGTTTGGATAAGGTTGCGTCAGAAGATGAAGTTTTTGAATTTAAAAACTATACACAAACGGAAGTTGATGAATTTATGGAAGGCGTCTCTTCTAATGTCATAAAAGGGATCGAGCAATTCTTTGCTACCATGCCAAAATTGAGGCATGAAATTAAATACACTAATAAAAATGGTAAGGAAGGAGTATTCGTAGTACAAGGTCTTAATACTTTTTTTCTTTAATGCTGAGTCATATAACACTCAAGGATTATTACAAAATGGTATTTTCCATGGCTCAGCATCATAAATATAACATAAGCGACATAGAAAATATGATGCCTTATGAAAGAGACCTTTACTTTGGTATGCTACTTGACTACATAGCAAAACAGAATCAGGAATAGGTAAATAAATGGCACTCTCATTAGAAACACAAGCAATTGTAGATAGGTTAAAAGCCGAAGGCGATTTGATTCGCAATACCGGTACTAACTCTATTAAATCTGTAAACATCACTTTACAGAAGTTTGAAGGTGTTTTTAATAGCATTTCAAATAATATTGCTGAACAAACAAAAATTCTTCAAATGCAAGCAGGTATAGCAACTGAAGCACTTGAAGCAACTCGTACCAAAGAACAGTTAGACGAAATAGAATCAAAGCAAAAAGAAAAAGATTCCGATAGTAATATAGATAAAGTTGGTGATAAGATTGGAGAAAGTATAGACTCTAGTCTTAAGAAAGCTTTTAGTCTTAGTGGTTTAGGTAGTGCGCTTAAAACAATTGCTGGTGTAGGTGCTGCAGGATTCCTCGGTTATAATCTTGGTAAAGGTTTTATCAATACAGCGTTCGCAGGTGATGGCGAATCAGGATTAGAAAAACTAGAAGCCAAAAAGATTGAAGTAGAAGAAAAAGCCCGCGAAGCGTTTGCCGAAATGAAACAATATGGCGCTGAACTAAAGAAATCTGTTGACGGATTTAAGAAATCTGTCGATGATTTAAACAAAAACATGAAAGATATGATTGACGAAATTGCTAAACTTCGTGATCAGCTTAATTTGGCCAAATTGGCTATAGGCTTAATAAGCGGGTTTACAGCTTTAAGATGGGCGTCTAAGGCTATGTATAAGTGGGGTGAGATAGTTGAAAGAAACATGAAAAATTCTAAACCTAAACCACCGCCTGACCCCAACAAACCACCAAAAAACGTCGACCCAGAAGGTAGAAAGGGCAGAGGTGATACATACGAAAAACCTGGTGAAAGAGCAAAATATAACAAATCTAATCCAACAGGCGCAGAACCAGAAGGTAGAAAGGGCAGAGGTGATACATACGAAAAACCTGGTGAAAGAGCAAAATATAACAAATCTGTTAAAAATGCTGCGCCTAAGAGTAATAGTACTTACAGCGGTAGAACTAGTACTGGAATGAATACACCGGAAGCACGAGCGCAGCTTAGGGCAGATATAGCTGCAAAAACTGGATCAGGTTATAGACTTACTAAATCTGGTAAGCTTCAAGGGCCTGACGGGAAGTTCGCAAGTGATGAAGACGCACTAAAATATATGGAAAAAACGTTAGACCCGAAATATTCCAAAGTATTTAAAAATTTAGTAAAGGTTTTAAAGGTAGCTGGTGTGGCTGCTCTTCTTCTTACAGCATATCAAATCTATGATGTTCTAACAAATGATTCAATGTCACCGAAAAACAAACAAATCGAGTTAGGCGGATTGATGGGTGAAGTAATCGGTGGTGCTGGAGGTGCTACAATAGGAGCTATTGCGGGTGCAATGGGTGGACCTTGGGGTGCTCTTATCGGTGGCCTTACCGGTGGTTTAGTTGGTTTGTTCGCAGGTGGTTATCTTGGTGAATGGATTGTAAGATGGGCATTTGATGAAAACCCAACAGCAAAAGATGATGCTGATGCCAAGCAAATTGAAAGAGATTATGTTAAAAGATTTGTTGATGAAGATGCTGCTATGAGCCAACCAGTAGTATCACACGACGCATCAGGAAGAGTTAAACCTTTGCATTATGGTGATTTGCAGCAAGGCATGGGTATTCAAGGATATAACGCAGCAGCACAATCAAGGGCTGCAATAGCTGCTGAAAATGCTGCACGTCAATCGCAAGAAGTACTTCCTCCACTTAGAGATGCCGGTGCATCACTACAATATGGCGGCAGAGGAAACGGTTACTTAGAAATGGGTTACAGAAATGGAAGATCTGCTGCTAGGTCATCTAGTTTAGAAATGATGGACAGTTACATTATGGGTAGAACAGGTGGAAATGTTTATATCGATGCATCTACAAATGCACCAGTTACTTATAGTAATATGGATGCTGGTGATAATATTAGTATGGTTCAATTATCATCTGGCGGGGGTGGTAGTTCTTCAGTTAATCCCTTTGGTTTAGCTGGACTAACTAACGCATACAACGTTTAAAAAAGGGACCTTGCGGTCCCTTTCTATTATTTACTTCCAAAGAAATCTTCGTACTCTTCTTCTGTATAAGGCCACATTATTTGTCACCTTTATCCGAAACAAAAGAATACATTTCTTTAGCTTTTTCCATTAATTCATCGACAGAATACATTTTAGTAACAGTTGCTTGGTACTCTTCAAAAGTTTTCTTACCTTCTTCAAGCGCTTTCTCAGCAAACTGTACGTTCATTTTGTACTGCTGATCCATGTAGTCTTTTGCTAGTTGGAGCATCTCTGCACGGATTTCAAACGGGTTTTTATTAGACATATTAATCTCCTTGTGTATGTGTGTTGTGACGGCTTTTGTGTTTAACATAGCCGCGCTTACTTTGCTTTTTTCTATCAGTCATAGTAACTGACTTGTTGAATTTGCGAGCATGTTTCGCGACTATGTTATTCATGGTTTTAGCCTTTTAGTAGAGTTTTCTCGGTATTGCCAATAGCAATCTTACGAGGTTTCTTCTCTTCGGGAATTACATTTTCAAGATCAATCGTAAGAATACCTTGGCTCAAATCAGCGCCACGTACTACAATTGTATCTGCTAATGTAAAGCTGCGACGGAACGCACGAGCAGAAATACCTTTGTGTAGATATTCACCTTCGTCGTGGTCGCCTTTTTTACCTTCTACATATAGAACACCGTCTTTTACTTCAATTTCTAATTCATTTTCAAAGAAGCCAGCCACCGCTAATTCAATAGCGTAGTTATCTTCATCTACTTTAACGATATTATATGGAGGGTAATTTGTTTGACCTGGAGTCATCGTACGTGCTTTATCTAGTACACGATCGAATCCAATAAAGAATGGGTCATTTAAGAGGTCTGTAGTTAGTCTACGAGTATTAGTCATTTTGCTATCTCCTTTTTATTAAGCAAGATTGTTTGCCGTATTAAACCGGCGATTAAAGTGGGAACCCATAAGGCATTCCCACTATTATTTATATCACAAAGTGTAGAGAAAGTACATAAAAATATGTATTTTATGTGTACTTATTTTGTACCTGTACTACCAAATCCGCCGTCTCTTTCACTCTTTTGAGTAGGACGTTCGGTTGTTTCTGTGATTTCCATTCGTAATGTTTTTTCAATCAAGCACTGTGCTAGACGTTCACCGTGCTCAATTGTTACTAGACTTTCTGAAACATTCTCGAGCATAATGTAACTCTGTTCCACATAATCCGAGTCAATTATACCAACTCCATTCACCAATGTCAACCCTTTCTTCAAAGCGGTTCCTGAGCGAATGTACATCTTCATTACATGACCTTCTGGAATATCAAAGATTAATCCAGTAGGTACTAGTACACGAACGGTTGGTGGCAATTGGAATGCGTCTGGATTATTACCTACACCTTTAACGACGATAGGCATTTCTTTATTCCAGGCATTGTATGATTTTAAACGATCGCCATGACTAAAACATCCTTTAATATCAAAGCAGGCAGAACCGTCTGTTGCGTATTCTGGTATCTCTGCTTTCTCATTCACTTTATATACATTCATAATCACTTTTTCCCAATATTATATTTGGCCTCTAGAGTCCAGTTTGATTTCTCTTTGTGAGATAAAATCTTAATTTGATTTAGCGGAGCAGCTTCACCGAGCGGTGCGTCATCTGCAATACTAATTAGTTCCCATTCATCGAGTAGGTTAACTATAGTATTTCTACGAGCTAAATCTTCTTCTGTAAAAGTATTCTTTTTTCCGTCGAGTATAAACAATTCTTTAAAATGTAAAATTGCGTACCTTCCTTGCTTGTGTAAAATATGACATGTCTGGTAGAGTTTCTTTTCTTTACGAGATGAAATGCCAATCCTAGTTAGAGTTTCTTTAACTTTTAGAAAGCTATCTGGAGAAGGAAGGATGACCTCTATACCGACACCTTTGAAAATGTCTTCATTCTGCATAACGTACAGCACCTTTTATTGTTAGTTATTATCACGATGCCCACCATGACCATCTAATATATTT